CGGATTTATGTGCATGTTTGGGATACATTGTATCAGGATTGCAGCTGTGAACCATTGAGGAGCAGCAACACTGTGGTGAATATGTGAAACCCATGTAACAACAGATCAATTTGGACACACCTTCGGGTGACAAGTTGGCGGCATGATCCGTTAAGCATTGAAGCCATGGTGCACCCCACAGACGGTGGGAGGAACCGCACGTAAAAGCCAAGCCACAAGAGTTTTGTTTCAAGCCGTAGTATCGGCCAGGGGTCCAGATATGGACGACCTGAACTTGGTTGTGTAAGAGGGGTGATTTAGATCACCATTGGGGATGGCGCTGGAGGGGCCATCTTTGAGGAAAACAACCTCACAAATTCAGAATCAGGGCAGTATTATTCCCTGGCTAGTGATGATCTAGACTTCATCCCCGGTAGGGTTAACCACCACTACCTAACCACTAAGCACACTATGAATCGAGACCATGTTACCTATTTTCCCATACCATCCGACGATGAAGAAGAAATAGAAATATATAGTGTGTTGCAAGGTACTTATCTGAGTACGGTGATTGACTATGCCTCGGCATTGATCATGATCCTCCAAATCATTAGTAAGTCAATAAAATTGATGATTTTGGCCTTCCTTACATGTCTTAGCAGACACTGTAACAATAGGGCTCTACGGTACTACAGCTTTCGGTTTACTCTTATTCTCCACAGAATGTTATTTATAGCATGGAGTACCATCAGACAGCATACGGCTATGCTAGCGATCGTTAAGATCACACTCTGTTTGGTTCTGTGGGGTCCATTACTCACAGCAATATTATGTGTTGTAATGATGACTTGTGCCGCTTTGTACTATTGGTGGCACAGGGAAACATCGGCGGGACGTAGACTTCAGAACATATGGAATATTGTTAACAATGACGATATCTCCTTTGACACTTCACAGTTTAATGTGAATGACAAGGGGGAGTTAATTGAGATTCTAGTTGAAGGAGTTAATGATGAACGGTATCTATTGCGTGATATTGATTCGGATAACGGCCTGGATGGGATGATTGATGGACCAATTATCTCATTTGAAGAACGCAAACGACAATTGGAGTTAGCGTTTCGAAACAATGAAGATCGAAGACATAGGGTGCCCCTCGCCTATGGATTCAATGATCAACCACCCATGGAAGGTACTAAACGTACCAAACAAGGGAATGAGGGGCGCATCTCTGGATTTGCTGTTTTCTACGCACGAAAGGTCAAGGATCGATTTGGCCTGGTGGAATTCAACAATAGAAACCTATTAGCAGTTCGTAAGTTCGTTTTGGATACTCTCAACAAGCATCCATCTTTACGTGACTGTGATAAGCATTACTATATACCAATAATAGTGATGATGGGGTTTTTTCCATCAAAGTCTGAAATAGAGGTATCAGAAATGATGAACACTCGGCAAGCAAGAGCTCTTCGCAAGGAGGCTCCTGCTTACTGGGTGAACAGTGGATGAAGTCGCCCGGGGCTCGTAAGTGGTGTCAGTACGAAAACAACTCTGAATCCAGGGAAGTTTAATGCTGGCAATTGGTGTACCATATTACGAGTGCCGGGCGACATGAAGGACACTAGAGAAGTTCATAAACTCACGATGGCAGGTCGTGGGTTAAACTTTAGTGTCAGCAACGACAACGTTGAAAACGCTCTGAGAGGAGTCATGGAGAGGGTATTCTTTGCTAAGGATAAAGTCAACGGTGGGTTTAAGTTACCACCGGTACCCGAAGAGGATCATGTAAGATTAACACTCGCGAAATTTCGTGCGTTGCTGCTTAGACGGATGGGGGAGAACCCAGTGTACACTACAGATGAATTTCTGAGTTGTTACACTGGCCGCAAACTCAAAATCTACACAGCTGCGACCGAGAGCCTTTTGAGAGAAGGTATAGTGAGAAAGGATAGTTTTATGAATTCTTTTCTGAAAGCTGAGAAGTTGAATCTCTCAGCAAAACCAGACCCATGCCCTCGGCTGATCCAACCCAGATCACCGAGGTTCAACGCTGCCGTTGGCATGTATATTAAACCTGTAGAACATAAAATCTATGCGGCTATTAATAACATATTCGGGGACACAGTTGTCGCCAAGGGATTGAACGCCTCCAGACGTGGGGAAATTCTATGGGAAAAGTGGCGGAAGTTTAAAGATCCAGTAGCTCTAGGGCTGGATGCTTCACGCTTTGACCAGCACGTACACATTGACACTCTCAAATGGGAGCATTCAGTGTATTCAGCATGCTTCAAACGTGCTGATCGTGCCAAACTGAAGAAAATGTTAGCATGGCAACGTGATAACATTGGGTTTGTGAATTTTAAAGGCGGATCGCGTATTAAGTATCGCACTAAGGGTAAGCGCATGAGTGGGGATATGAATACAGCACTTGGAAATGTGCTTATCATGTGTGCAATGATGTGGACATACGCATATTCAATAGGAATTACTATTGGATTCATGAACGATGGCGATGACTGTGTGGTGATAGTTGAGAAGACAGATCGTGTCAGATTTGAGAAAGGGGTGGAGGAATACTTTACAAAACTTGGTTTTACCATGATTGTAGAGGGTTGTTACGAAAAATTCGAGCATATCGTTTTTTGTCAATCACAACCGGTTCTAACGCAAGATGGGTATCGTATGGTACGTGATCCTAGGATCATCACTACCAAGGATCTCATCTGCACCACGCCTTTTCACAATGTCGACGAATGGAATAGTGCCCGTGCAGCAATAGCTGGTTGCGGGCTGGCACTGGCTGGTGACGTACCAGTATGTGGAGCCTTCTATTCAATGATGACACGGGGAACTGATGTGCTTCGTAACGTCGAAAAGAAGTCCGGAATGGATTTCTTGGCTGATGGTATGAACTACAGACGTACGGCACCTACGGATGAGTGCCGTGTCTCATTCTTCGTTGCATTTGGGCTCACGCCAGATGAACAAATTGCAATTGAGGAACACTATGATGCCATCACCCCGGTTTATTGCAAACCGGCCCTGGACGATAATCGATTTAGCGAAACAATTGATTATTTATTGTTATAACCACATACTAAAATAGAAACTTAAGATATATTCAGCATAATATACTTAACATTGAAATCAAAGTCACTAAAATTCTACTACTCTTTTTCACCTGTATTAAAGAAAAACTAAACACATTTTCTTGTACCATCAAATTAAGATATGACAAAACGAAATCAAAAACCAAGGAAAAGAACTCAAAAGAAACGAGTTCCGAAACCTAAATCGGCGAAAGCTGGGTTGTCGAAGCAAGATCGATCAAAAATAAAGGAGGCTGTGTGCTCCCAAATTGATCCATTTTGCGACAGGGCTGTGGGGGCGAAGATGTATGATGAATCTTCGTGGCCAAGCCACACCTTGACGGCAACCAAGCTTGTTCCAGTTGGAACAGATGCCAATGGAAACTTCGCGCTGTTATTTAGTTCGTTACCCACTTACTATTTTCAAACAGCCGCAGGGTTCACTGGCACTGTTGTTTCATCATGGAACACACACGTTGACATCGATAATAATGCGGCTCATGTGAATCAATTCTCGTACTTTAGAGTTGTTTCATCTGGGCTCAGATTTTATTCCACTGTCAACAGCGATGCAGATAAAGGATTAGTCACAATAGCAACTGACTATTCAGGTTCAGTCACGAACTTGCCAGATATTCTTGCTACCACTTTCGCGGAAGCGGAGCGCTTGCCGCTTCGTGACTGTGACATCACGTGGGTAGCAATGAACACATCAGCAAACCACTCTGAATACAGATCCTTTAGTACATCAACGCCATCGGAGATGCCAGCCACCTCAATTGCTCTCTTGGGAGTCACAGGAGCTGCCGCATCTACGACAGTCGGTTACGTTGAACTGGTCACTCATTACGAGTGCCGTGCAACAACAACTGGCTATTTAGGACCATCAGCCACACCACCCGCACCTCATATCGATGCAATTCAAACAATTGCAGCGAACGTAGCCAAAACTATGAAACCATCACATATCACCAAACACATTAGCTTTGGGAAGAAAGTGCTGGGCGCGGTGGACGATGCTGTAGATCTGGTAACGCATGGATTACAATATGCACCATATTTACTAGCATTGCTTTAACCCTTGGGTGTTAAGCAACACACAACTATGTTGATAATCAACTATGAATCATAACAGCGATGAACTGGATAAACTAAGAAACCTAAACGGTTAAGGAGGACCGGATGGCAATTGTAACATATAAGTATGCCACCAAAATAACGGGGGAAAGCCCCCACCGGAAACGGTACCTAAAAAAATATAGTACAGATTCAAGTATGATAGAAACGATGTTCGAAACCAAAACGCAGAAGGAAATCTTGCGTGAAATTAAAACCAGATGGTGGAATCAGTCAGCCACGATCTATCTCAGACGGCATAGAGCATATGCGCCCTCGATGGCCACAGTCAAATGTGGGGGAATACCAGGCGAGAACCACCTAAATCCCGGGGTGTTACTGTAAAGTAGCATATAAGATTTAGGAAGAC